GAACCTTCCCCTTGCGAGGAATTGATGCCGCACCCTTAGAACGCTTGATACCGTCAGTCACTTCCTTGGCCTTTCTCTCACGCAGTTCGTCAAAGAACATATCCTTGTATGCAACCTGTAGGTTCGGAATCTGATTCTCTACAGCGTACTGTAGAATCTCTTCACGTTCAACCTTCGGATACTTGTTCTGTGTAACCCAAGTCTCCAGCCGCTCAAGTTCGTTCTCAGTCATCATCTGCGTCTTCATCATCTGAAGTTCTTGCTTCATTGAAGCAACCTCGCGGTCTACCGGTTTGGCATTCGCAAGATAGTCCTCGATGACATTGACCAGTCCAGGGTCTGCCAGTATCTCTTCACGGAGTTTCTTGAAGGGTTCGACTTCAGCCAGTTGACGCTTCGTTTCTCGTTCCAGTTCCTTGAGTTCCTGACGTGTCTGCGTGTATTGTGACCACGTTTTCTTGACCGCATTCGGGTCTAGTTCCTGTGCCCACGACCACGGGTCTTCGTCAGAATCAACCTCTTCACCGGACTCTTCGTACTCTTCGTCTTCCGTTCCTGTGTCATCGTACTCTTCACTCTGTTCCTCGTAGTCTACCTCATCATCGAATTCCATTCCTGCCAACTCGTCACTCATAACGCACCTGCTTTCTGAGACTACTCCGCAGCATTGGTGTTACAGTTACCATGAAGATAGTACCACCGTAGGGGTTATTTTCATGGTGCGAACTATAACACGTACTACTTCGCCGTTCCTCTTACGGGAAATTGGGCATACCCAGTTCCTGAATCATGGCCAAGTCTTCAGGAGACAATTGCGCCATATCTTCAGGATTCATGCCCATGCCTTGTGGCAAAACCTCTTCCTCGGAAATCGCGCCTTCAGGAATAGGTGCTTCCATCGGCGGCATTTCCATCGGCGGTGCGGCACTGGGGGCCGCTGCCGGTGCGCCTTCGGATTGAGTTTGCGCTGCTAGTTGAGCCTCGTCCTGGTTTTTCTTCTCAAGCATCGCTGCCTCAAGACCAGGAATACCCAACATCTTGACAACGAAATCTGGTGGAATCTGGACACCCATCGTGTTCACAGCCTCTGCCAAAGTCGTCATCATCGCAGCCTTGTCGATCGGACCAGTAGAACCTGGCACCACATGAACGTCCCAACGCCACTCATCGAAGTCGCTATTGCTAATCTGGAACATATCGAAACCACCAAGTGCCTTTTTATTGCGGATTACACGTTGGTCGTTCCAGTGTTCACCAACAATGTCTAGCCACAACTTTCCCAGGTCAGCAAGCGACTCTTCTACTCGCCGCTGCCGTTCCCTGGTTCGCACTTCGCCGGATTCCTGCTGCATCATAGTCGTCTGCACTGGCTGGCGTGAAGGCACAACACCGCGCAGAACGTCTGGGATACCAACTACTCGGTCGAACGCCTCAGTCTGCTGAATCAGCGTTTCCATAACATGAGGTGGCAATGCGGCACCAGCGTCACGATGTACGTCAGTGCCGGGGTTCTTCATAATAGTGTCTCTCGGGCCATATCCACTCAGTGACTTCGGGGTTACACCACTCGTAGTATCGGCTATCCAGATACCATGAATCAACCAGAGTCCGTTGTCGATAATCGAACGGAGCAACTGATTGATTGTCTGCTGAATACCCAATGCCTTGTGAACGGTGCAGTCACCAAACATTTCCGAGGGACGAGGAATCTCAATGAATCTGATGTAGGGGAACATATTGTACAAGGCTTCGCCATCTTCGAGTACGATATCCCCAGCGGTCAATACGGTGCGCCTGATGCCCGTCTTGTACTTTGGAACTGTATTGCCATCCTCGTCCTCGATAACCGCCGAATCCTTGTACCAATGCTCATAGATATCCAGAGCCTTGCCTTCGGAAGTATCGACCGGCCCAGGCGAACCCTCAACTCCCTTCGCTGCATTGTATTCCGTTGTCGAAGTCTCACCTGACTGAAGCAGTTCCTGTTGCTTGTTGGGATACCGCTCCAACGCCCAGCGAAGAGACACGGGGTGATGCTCGATGACATACGAAGCATCGTACATATCAGAAGCATACGGGTCAGGGAAGATGTAGTACGGGTCGATTACCTCTGTGAGAATCTGTCCGATACCCGATGCGCTGATATTCTCGGGGTCGAACGTGGCCTTCACGAACCCAGTCCCATAGAGGAATACGTACTGTAGAACCTGTGCGAGTTTGTTCTGCATTCGGTTATCAGTCCAGAGAAAGTCAAGCAATTTGTTCACCTTGTCTGCGAACTCATTGACTGTCTTCTCGTCGGCACCTTCGGGATATGTCGCTGGAATAGAATCGACACCCCACCTGTTATCTGCGAGGTATCCGCGCATAATCTCTACGAATTCGAATACTTTATTGAACACCGGCTCAGACTGATACCAGGCAATCTTGGGAATACCTTCCCACTGTTTGGAATCATAGAACTTCTTCGCCTTATCCCAGTTGGTTTCGTATTTCTGACGCGCCTTCTTCGCTTCCTCGAATCGTGCCTTGAGTTGCTTTAGCGGTACGTCATTGATATCAGTGTCAGCCATGTGTTCTCCTTAGAGACTAAGCCAGTTACGATGTTCCTCTTGTGGCATATCCCACGTATCCGTGCGGTAGGGGATGGTCACAGCCGCTTCATACGCAATCGCCAGTGCCATAACACAGTCGTCGTTGTAGCCCTTACGCGCTTCCAGTTTCTGGTTGTCCTGCTGCTCGTAGACAGACATTTCATCAAGAACCGTGTCGCTATAAATCCATAGTACCGTATCCATATCAGCGAATGCCCTACGCAGTTGACCGATGATTCGCGGCTTCGACGTACCAGTAGTGTAGAATCCAGGCACCATCGTCGGAAGGTCGGTTATGTTCTGCTTCTGTGGGCGCATATAGAGGAAGGGATATACTTGCTTGAGGTCGGTGAGAATCAGTTCCGAGTTATGGTTTGCCTCGACAGCAAGGAACGCATTGTTATACCAGCGGCACACCTGCTCTAGCGGGTATGCGTAATACTCGATTGGAATCTTACCGTGGAACAGGGCAACAAGTTCATTGGAGTCGCAGTCTATGATACAGGCAGCAGACCAGTCTCCATCAACAAGACCTTCAGCAACGTCAGCACCGCAAGCATAACGATGACCCACTTCAGGTTCCTTCCACACTTGTAGCATTCCATCGTCAGTCTCCTTGAACTTGCGCTCACCGCCCTCTTCCAACTGCACCATACCGATTCTCGGTTCGATATCCTTGTTCCTGATATACTCCTTCAGTTCCTTGATACGTCCAAAATCAAAGACGGCTCGTGAAGCGGCCATGAACGCATCTTCCGGTACTGATGGAAACGCCTCTTTGAATCCACGCATATCACCAGCGAAGTCTCGCCTCTGATGTTCGATGTATTCCTCAGTGTATTCTGGGTGTTGCTTCCAGGAATAAAAGATAGGTACGAACCCGTTCTTTCCCGCCTTGGCATCGAACCACATATCAGCGAAGTGGTTCCCGAAACCGTCTGACGTACTGACCATGAAGATTTGAGTGCTGGCACCAGCAGCCGGCTTCAACGCTCTCCACTTCGATACCGCTTCCTGCACACGCGCCCATTCGTCTGCGATTATCAGACCAGGTGCAGCACCGTGACCAGACCGCCTACCAGATGCCACCGAGTGAATAGCACTTCCGTTCGTGAACTCGATAATGAAGGTGTTGTCCTTGCAGCCCTTCCCGCCGAGTACAGCCTTCTCCTGCATCCAGTCGGGGAGATTCATGAAAATGAACCTGATGCGTTCGAACTGCTCTTCTACTTCCACACGCCCCAGACTGATGTAGTACACATGGAAGTTGGCAGTCGTCATCATCTTCCAAAGGGCATACGCCGAGGATAGCCATGAGAGTCCCATCTGTCGAGCCTTCAGGATAATCAACTGTACATCTTGCTGCATATGCTGTGCCGCGTCCCGCTGGAAGTCCCACAACTTGAACGGTATCGCGTCACCGCCCTCTTTCTTCCACATCGTACCGTAGGTATCCACAAAGTACGCGAAGGAGCCGCATATCAAATCCCATTCCAGTTTCTCTTTATCATCTTCAGTCTCGACTTCGCCGCTCACTATCTTCTGGAATTCGGGGTTCTTTTCCCAGTGCCAG